CGCTGGTTGTCGGCCACCAGCAGCGCCAGCACGTCAGGAGCGGCGGGCACTTGGCCGGCCGCATCCGACACAGCGAACGTCAATGCCTTGGTTTCCTCGATGCCGGCGTCTTCGAAGGCAGATTCGGCGAGGTCATTCGTGCTGGCACCCGTGACGCCGCCGACGCGCGCAGTGACGTCTCGCGCCCAGCGATACCAGTCGCGCGAAGGCGTGCCTGCTGAATCCTGCGTCAGCGGGATGTCGGATCGAGGAAGCGTGATCGTGCTCATGCTGCGTCGAGCGTCGCCGCGTAGATGGAGAACGGCACGGCTTCCGAGCACCGGACCCGGAACACTCTGTCATTCGTTGCGCCAAGCCCGAGCCAGCGAACGCGCTGCGCGAACCGCCCCGTCACGCCAAGCGATCGGATCAGCGGCGGCCCGAAGATGTACCCGCCGTCGTTGCTGATCTCAAGCGTCACGTTGCCGCCGTAGCCGGTCGTGCACAGCAGCTCAAGGCCGCGGAACACGGTTGGCTCCATGCTGGGCGAAATGAGGTGCGGCCAAGTGCGCTCGCGAACCATCGGCGAGCCTTCGATCGTGTTGGCCGACTGATCGAGCGTGAACAGCTTGGCGTCCTTGGCTGCGTAGTGCTCCCCGTTGAAGAAGACCACGCCCTCGAAATCCATGGACGACCACGCGCCGTTCACCCAGCGAGCGCGTTCGTGCCATTGGCGGGTGGATGCGTCCCAGACCCAAGACGTTTCCAGGCCGGGCGCTTCGATGCCGACGAACTCGTTCCCCTCGACGTGGTACGTCCACAGCCGACACTCGGACAGCGTGACGCCTTCCGCGTTCAAGTCCTCCTCAACCGCCTGCGTCGAGATCCGCACGGGCTGGTAGCCCTGCATCTGGTAGACGTAGCCGTGCCCGCGGTCGGTCTGACCGACGAACACCAGCGTGTCGGCCGCGATGCACTGCGCTCGCGCGCCGACGATGCCGACCTGGATCGGAGTCGCGTTGTAGCGCGACAGCGGGAAGTCGGCGCCGCCCGAGTTGATCCAGACTTCTGTGGAGCGCGTGCCGAACAGGTACAGCTCGCGCTTGAACACTCGCTGCACGACGATGTTGTCGGGTTGCGTGTCGGCCGAGCTGAAGTCGAGCGCGTCGAGCGTCGAGGCGTCGTCGATCGCGGAGATGTAGAACTGCTCCGTATCGGGCGCCACGAAGACGAAATAGCCGTCCAAGTGGTCGACTTCGTTGGAACCGCGCCAGCCGGCCGAGGAGATCGGCGCGAAAGCGTTCGTGTCTAGGTTCAGCACGAAGCCGCTCGGGCCGTTGACCACCACAAGTTGATTAGTGCCGTGCCGCATGCCGACATAGCCCGAAGAGCCGCCGATCACGCCACGCTCGATCAGCGCGCCGGAGTACACCTCGTACAACTTGGCGCCGGCACAGACGAACAGCCGGCCGTCCGCGTTGTAGATGTTGCGGATCGTCGAACCGCAGTTCAGGTACTCGACCACCCCCGGGGCGCTGCGCAGGATCAGCGGTCGATCCTCGGTCGGCCCCTCGATTTGCGTCAGGAACAGGTTCACCGCGCGCTGGACGGCGCTCTTGCGGTCGCTGAGCGTGTAGCTCGGGCCGATCGCTTGGACAACGCGAGCGCCGGCCATCAGCGGAAGCCAGTCAACAGGTTGCCCGCCGGTCGCGAAGTGACCAGCGGCGCAGCGTTCAGGATGCGCGGCGACACAGCCTGCGCGGCAAGCCGGTTGCGGGCGCCAGACGCCTCAAGCGCAATGGCCGGCGAGATGCCGCCGACCAGGCTCGGGGCCATCTTCTCGGCCAGCAGCGCAGAGAAGCCCGACTTGTAGCCCTTGGGCATGCTGTAGTCGGTGTCCAGGTCGGCGAAGTCGGAGAACACGGCGCGAGTGCGCAGCGTCACCGTCTGCCCAGACGGAACCGGGTAGAAGTAGACAGTGGCGAGCCCGTCGTGCGCGTAGAACTGCGGCAGGCTCCCGGTCGTCTTGATCGGAATCTGCGCGTACTGCTCCATGGTCAGCGGCTGCAGCGGCACGTCGTTGCCGGCGCTGTACTGCGTGGTTGCGCCCAGGATCTGATCGCCAGGCGCCAGCGTGGCCCAGGTCGTGCCGAGCGTACCGGTCGAGCCCGTGACCGTGCCGGCCGTCAGGATCTCGCGGAACAGTTGTGACTTCGCGCCGTCGAGTTCGTCGACGATCTCGTTCAGCGCCTCGAGGCACCGATTGAACAGGTCGGCGTCCTCCGCCTCGCCCGGGGACAGCTTGTTCAGCCGGAACCCCAGCGCGCCGCGGATGATCTCGCGAGCCTTAGCCATTGAGCGCCTCGGTCAGCCGCGCAAGGCCCCAGCGGCGGTCATAGGCGATGCCCTTGGCATCGAGCAGCGCGCGGGCTTCTTCCACGGTAGAGGGCGCCGCGCCGGTTCCGACTGCGGGGCCACCGGGAGGAGAAGCCTTGTCCCCCTCGTCGGCCGGCGCGGCATTGATGGGGACATCGGGCACGTACCCCGCAGCCTGCAGCGCGGCCAGCTCCTCCGCGGTGTTTGCCACCGCGAAGCCTGGTTGCTTGCTCTTGAGGGTCAGCCCGATCGGGAACATTCAGCGATCTCCTGTGAAAAGGCCCCGGGCCTCGCTGTGAGACTCCGGGGCAACGCTCTGCGGGAGAAGCCTTACGAGGTCCGGCGGACCACCCACTCCGGCTTCGCCGCCTTGACCGCGTACAGCAGATCGAAGCGGCTGATGAAGCGGTTGTTGGTGATGTCGAAGCCGCGCACGAAGCGCAGGGCGATCGAGCCCTCGTCGGCCAGCGAAGCCTGGTAGGCCATGTCCATACCGCCAGGGATCTCCTGCTCGGGCGACGCGAAGGTGATCGCGTCACGGTGCCACAGCAGGTTCTGGTTGTAGGTCGTGTTGGCCGTGCCGGTGACGACGGTGATCGCGGCGTTGTCGGCCGGGCGGGCACTGACGTTCTGGAAGGCGCCGCCAGCGATGATTGCCGGGGCGATCACGACGGTTGCGTTGCCGCCGGCATCCGAGGAAACGTCGGCGGTCACGACAAACTGCATCAGTCGGCCGTTGTCCTTCTTCGTCTCCGGGTTCACCGAGTTCACGCCAGCGAGCGTGATGACGTCGCCAGCCTTCAGGCGAGCCGCAGCAGCAGCCGTCCAGCCGTCCGTGACCAGCGAGGTCGTCGCACCGTAGGGGTTGTCGGTCGCACCGGAGTTGATAAGGCCTTGATTCGCGCCGTTGACCAGCGGAGTGCCGCCCAGCGGGCCGACCGTGTGGCTCGGCGTGTTCTGCGACATCAGGAAGTCCAGGCCGAGCGAGGTCTGGATCATGCCGGTCTTGAACTGCTTGGACAGCACCGACTGATCGTTGAACAGCGTCGCGAAGCCGGCCACCACGGAGGCGTTCGTCACCGGATCCAGCGCCGCGTAGCGCAGGCCGTCGCGCGGGCAGGCGAACAGATCCATCGGCACTTGAGCGTTCAGGATGTCCGTCACCGTCGAGGCCGGGGTGCCCGGGGTGCCGACGAAGTTGTAGACGTCGTTCTTGACCGCCTGCGCGATGCGATAGTCCAGTTCGGCCGCGATGCGCAGACCGGCGGGCTTCAGGTAGCGGTCGCGGAACGCCTTGTCGACGCTGCCGTCGTTGCGCACCGCCGTCGCCAGTTCGAAGTTCGAGACGGCGAAGTCGATACCGATTTCCGGCTGCACCGTCAGGTCGACGGTCGATTCGGTGATGTCCTGGATGTTCGCGGTCGCACCCGAGCGAACCGTGAACTGCACCGGGCGGCGGACCTTGAGGGTCGAGCCCGGTGCGTACTTGCCCTTCCACTTGTCGTCGTGGTCGGTGTTCATGTTCCCGAGGAACGCGCTGTTGTTGTGCGCGATCCGCAGGACTTCGTTGGTGACGATGGTTGCGGTCTGCAGGCTGTTCGCCATGATCTATGCCCCTTCTGGGGCTTGGATCACCGCGCGCCTTCTTGCTGATTCCGCCAGGCGATCCAAGCCTTCGTGTTACTCGGATCGGGCATGCCGTTCGCGACACCGCCCGACTTGGCCGACTCCACCGGAGCCGGCGCATTGCTTCGTTTCGGCTTGTCCGCTGCCTTCTGTTCCGCACGCTTGGCCGCAACCTTGGCCTCGAGCTTTGCGACAGCTCTGCCGGCTTGGACGGGGGACATGCGGGAAAGGGCCTCGGCTTCGTCCGAGTTCTCTGGGTCGGCGAGGTACTCGATCAGCGCGGCCGGGTCATCGGCTTCAAAGATCGCATCCGTGGCGGGCTTGGGCCTGCCGCTGCGATCCGCCAGCCCCCCGAACGCATCGTCGAGGTCGCTGGCAAGCTGGTCGAACTTCTCCTGTCCCCAGGATTCCGAGAGCTTCTCAACCACCTTGCGGCGGGACTCGGCCTCGTCGGACTGCTGCTTGATCTTCGGCGCCAGTTCATTTGCGCGCTGGTCGATCAGCTTCTGCAGTTCCGCGCGAGTCAGTCTTAGTTCTTCGCTATCGGCTTGCTGATCCTGATTTGTACGCTCAATCGCGCCGGATTGCAAGCGCTGATCGTTTGCGCCCGACTGATACAGGCGGCGCGTGAGGTTGTCGACCCGACGGCGGAGGCGGGCGATCTCCTTCTCCTCGGGGGTCTTCTCTTTCTTGGGCGGGTCTTCCTTCTTCTCGCCCTCCTCGGCCTTGACGCCCTCGCCTTCCGGCTTCTCGGACTCCTGCCCGGCTTCCGGCTTGGCCTCGGCGGCTTGCTCGAGCTGGTTCTGTTCCTGCTCGGCGCTGGTGTCGATCTCGTTCATGCGTTTCTCCTTCGGTGGTTAGAACAGCAGGAGTTCCTCTTCCTGCTGCTGCCGGCGCTTGCGCCGTGCTCTTTCGACCGCTTGCCGCTCGAGCTTGTCGGCGTCGGCCTGCTGCTGCTCGGCCAGGCGAGCGGCAATGTCTGCGATGCGGATCCGGCCACGGATGCGCTGCTTCGGCGCGACGGCCTCGACGACAGGCGTGTCGTTCGGCTGCGGCGTCTTGGTGCTTTCCTCGTCGTCGGGGCGCTCTTGGCGGTCCTGGCGGCGGTACTTGGCCCAGCCGCCGAGGACTTGCCGTTGAATTGGCGCCGCTGCCGAGCCGCTGATCGACGCGTCGCCGGCCTGAAGCGCGCCCGTGGCGATGTGAACGCCGGCCGCGGCATGCACTGCGGTGCCGGCGATCGTGGCGGATTGCGCCGCCAGTGCACCAGCGCTTGCGTGCTCGTGAGCAGCAGCCCCCGAAAGGGTCGCAGCCTGAGCAGAAAGCGCCCCGCCCGTCGTGTGCAGCGTGGCGTGAGCCGCAGTCCCAGCCAGAGTTGCCGACTGAGCCTGTAGCGCACCGCTCGTGGTGTGCGGATGCAGCGCAGCACCGGCGATCGTTGCCGACTGAGCGCTCAGAGCGCCCGTTGTCGTGTGCAACGTCAGGTGCGTCGCCGAGCCTGCGATCGTCGCGGCTTGGGCGCTCAGTGCACCGGAGGTGCTGTGACTCGATCCCGCTGCTGTGTGATCCGCAGAGCCCGCAATCGTCGCCGATTGGGCCTGTAGAGCACCCGTTGCGGCGTGTTGATGCGCCGCAGCTCCTGCGATGGTCGACGACTGTGCAGAAAGGGCGCCAGTCGTCGCGTGCAGGGTCAGGTGAGCCGCGGAACCCGCAACCGTTGCAGCCTGAGCCGCCAGCGCCCCGGTTGCTGCGTGCTGGTGGGCCGCAGAGCCAGTGATCGTTGACGCTTGAGCCGACAAGATTCCGGTTGTCGTGTGCAGCGTCAGATGCGTTGCCGTACCTGACAGCGTTGCTGCTTGCGACCCCAGCGCGCCCGAGGTACTGTGCAGCGTGGAGTGCGCTGCCGTGCCGCTTACCGTCGCAAAGTCCGCAGACAGCGCGCCGGTTGTTCCGTGCGATGGCGGTCCCCCGGCATTCGCGCCACGCAGCCAAGACCCAACCGTGCCGGCACCGAATGGATGCCCAAGGCTTGGATACGCTCTCGGCCCAGTACCGCTCAGATTCCACGCAACGCGCAGGGTTGCCGCGCTCGATGTGGTCGTGCCGCCGCCATTGATGCAATCGCAGGTGTATTGCGCGCCTTGATCTGAGTAGGAGACCGCAGGCGTCGTATAGCTCGCAGTCGTTCCGCCGGAGCCGCCCGATACGTTGGTTCCGTTCTTCTTCCACTGGTAGCTCGTGGCCCCTGTTGCTGTGACGCTGAACGTTGCCGTTGAGCCTGCGTTGACGGTCTGGTCGCTCGGCTGGCCGGTGATCGTCGGGCCGGGACTCGGCGCAATGGCGTAGGTGAGCGACACCCACTCACGATCACCACCGGCCGCGCTCGTGAACGTGACAGTGCCGGTGGCGCCCGCCGTGGCCTGCGTCGAGTACGTGGCGCGGCTGGTGCTGTTCGTACCGCCGGATCCGGTCGTCCCGGTTCCGCCGTCTGTCTGCCCGCTTGGGGTCGCGATTCCTGCGGACTGACGCGACTCCGCGACGCGCCGGATCAGGCAGCCATCTACCGTTGTCGTGACGCTCGGCGACGTGATGGCAGTAGTGCTGCCGCTCGTCCCACTACCCGATTGCGGCGTGCCGTTGATCGGCGCAGCGGAGTTGAATCCACCGTGGCGAGTGATGATCGCCACCGCATCGCATGAACCGCCAAAGGTCAGCGCGAGGCTCGCCCCCTCGGAGCCGTCCGCGATCCGGTAGAAGCTCGCACCACGCGTCGCTGCGAAGCCATCGCCCGCAGCGATGATTGGCGTCCAACCGCTCGGCGTGGTGATGCCAACGTCGAACGCCTGCGCGAAGTCGAGCGTCAGCAGTTCGCCGGTCGTGACGCCTGCCGGCATCGTGGCGCTGCCGCTCGCCACCGCCGCAAAGGTCGTTACCGCGGGCGTGCCGTTGACGACTACTGCCACGTCACATCCCTCGCATCAGTTCGCGCGCCCGCTCGGCCTCGCGCCTGATCGCGTCAATGTCAGCCGGAGGCGTGAACGAGAACCCGTGCCGAACCTTCGGACCGAGCTTCGGCATGGAGCGCCATGCACGCTGCTGTCGCTCCCACTCCTCCATCGTTTGCCGGCGAGCGGGCATGCAAGCCCCTTACCGATCTGCCTCGGTGTAGACCCCTGCAACACCGATTGCCACGGTCGTCACGGTGGTGTTGGCCGTCCCGTTGCTCATGGCGCACTGCGGCCCCATAAAAGCGGTGTTCGCGGGCAGCGTCGTGCTCGTGTTGTTTTCGTAGGTCACACCGTTCACGATGTCGTCGAGGCGCCAGTAGATCGTGCTGCCGTTGGGCGGGCAGAACATGTAGAAGTCGTAGCTGTTGCCGGCCGCGATGGCGTTGGACAGCGTGATCTGCTGCTTCGTGGTGGTCGTGGTGTCGCGCGTGACGAAGTTGAACGCGCCCGCGCCAGTGCTCGGGTCTGTGGTGTCGTGCCACAGGCCGCAGGTGTTGTTCAGCACCGTATCTGAGGCGACCACGTAGGTGCCGCTCGATGCGGTCAGGCCAGCGAAGATGCGGACCGTCGAAGCAGGGTAAAGCTCGACGATGAATCGGGAGGCGTAGAAGAACCCGCCCAGGCCGGCAGCATTGCCACGCCAGTAGTTCAGCGTGTCGGCCGCGGCGGCCTTGATGCCGAGCGTCTGGTTGGTGGTCGTGACGACGTTGGCGTAGCGCGTGCGGCGCATCTGGTTTGAGATGGCCGGAGCAGTTGTCGCAGGCGTCGGATGCGAGACCGTTCCGCCAGCAGTCCAGACCGGGCCAAGACCAGCTCCAGAGCCCGTGCCGGTCGCGCCGGTGCTCGGCACGTACAGCAGCACGCGGTTCTGGAAGATCGCCGTCTGCATGGCCGTGTCAAGTCCGCTCGGCCCCTTGATCCTCGGGAGCATACGACCGGCAACTGACTTTGTGTACTGGTACATGAAGCCCGAGGCCGGCGTGCCGGGCTCTGCCGTGATTGCAGGCCACAGGGATGCGCCGACGTTGTCGAGCTGCACGGTCTTCGACGCCAGCGACGCGATCGCGACGTACTTCGTGCCGGCGGCCAGCGTCACGACGGCGTTCGCGTTGCTCGAACGAATGACCGTCGTGCGCGTCAGAGTGTTGGACGCCGAGTAGGTGCCGAGTCCTTCCTCGTAGTCGCCCGTGGCGTTGCCGTTTGCGTCGACAGCCCAAAGCGCGTACCAACAGGTATCGCTCGGGCTTGTCATCACCGAGCCGAACGCACGGAAGCCCGTCACGGCCCCGGCCAGGGTCAGCGCGCCCGTGCCGGTGGTCGTGCTGGTCTCTAGAACGCGGTCTTCGGTGATGTGGGCCACACGTCACCTCAGGCCGGGGCCGAGTAGGTCAGCGAAGAGCACGACACCGTGTCGCCAGCGCCCACGGTGAGGCCGCCGGTCATGTTGATGTCGGAGGCCGAGGCTGCGACGGCGCAGTGCACGACGACCGTGCCGCCTGAGGTCTGCAGGGTCGCCGTCGCGACCGGAGACGCGTTGCCGGTGGCGTTCGTGTCGCTCGTGATCGCATTGGCGGTGATGGTCCCGCCCGATGCTGCAGCGAACGGCGTCGCGCTCATCGTCAGCGTGGCAACCACGGTGCCAGGCGCAGAAACGGTGCCGCTCAGGCGAAACGCGAGCTTGGGCGAGGCGCCAAGTGCGGTGGTGATGGCGTCCGCAAGCGTGTTGCGCATCGCGGTCGAGTGGGTCACGGCCATGTTCAGGCCTCCTTGGGTTGATCGTCAGCCGGCAGCGGCGTGAACGCGAGTTGGTACTCCTCGACCTTGCCGGTCGCGGCGCGGGTGATCTGGATGGTTGCGTGCGCGATGGCGCCTTGGGCCTTGAGCGCTGCTGGAATGCGCTGCGCTTGGCCGCTCATCTGCGCGTCTTCGGTCTTCAGTTCGTTCATTGCAAAGTCGCCCCCGGTTCGATGGTGTCAATGACGTGTTCGATGTCGCCTGCCTTGTTGCGCACCGGCACCCTCTTGCGCGGGGACTGAACCAGCAGGATCAGGCGCGTCATAAGGTCGGCGAGTTGCTGCTGACCGTCGAGCACTTGCTGGATGGCCTGCGGCGTCTGTTCCTCGGCTTCCGGCTGTTGCGGCATGGCTTGCTCCATCGGCTCCGGCTGCTCGCCTTCGGCCAGTTCGTGCATCGGCGTGCCGTCCGGCCCGGGGCCCTCGATCGGCTCGCCCGGCTCCTCGGTCGGCGACGGCTGCGCAAGCGTTTGCGCCAGCGTCTGCTGCACGATGGCCTGCACCTGGTCCGGCGTGATGGTGGCGCCCAGCACTTGCAGGCGCTTCGTCAGGGCGTCAAACGCCTTGATCGCCACTTCGTCTTCGCGCGCCTCGGCATTGGCTTTGGCCTCGACCACCGCCGCATGCGCCTCGTCGGCGTCCTGCTGCGCTTGGTGCGCCTCGTTGATCGCGGCTTGCAGCGCTTCGGAAAGCTGCTGAACCTTGGCCGACAGGTCGGCCGTCGTCGGGCCCTCGCTGTCTCGCGGCTGCAGGATCGCCTTCACTTCCGGCGGCGCGACAGCGGTCAGCACTTGGGCGAGCTTGTCGGCGTGCGGAACGTCCAGCGTCTGCGCCCAGAGCGGCGCAATGGCCGGCATGAGATTGGGGCTGGCGCGCATCATCTCCGTGAACGCCGCCTGTGCCTGCGTGCGCTGCGTGGCGAACGATGCGCCGACCACGACGCGCACGTCATAGGTGCCGATGTTCGGGTTGATGACGAGGCCCTTCGGCGTTTCGGCCACGGCCTGTTCGCTCATCTCCGGGTCGACTGTGACTGCGCCGATCGTGCCGTCGATGCCGAGCACGCGGATCTGGCGCTTCACGTCGATGAGGCGCGGCACCATCTCGAAACAGACCTTGCCAACTTGAGCGATCGACGCGGCCAGGTGCGCCGGGAAGTGCGCAGTCGATGCTTCGCCCTGCTGCTTGCGGCTGTCGATCGCGACGCCGCTGGTCTCGTTGCTCGGGGCGCCGAGGTTGGCCTGGTACATGCCGATGGAGGCCTGGATGTCCTGCAGCGCGCGCTCGGCGCCGTTCATGAAGTTCTGCAGGTTGATCGCCGGCTGGACGCGCTGCGGCGGAGACACCGGGTTGCCGGTGCTGTCGACGTCGTTGTAAGGCAGGTAGGAACGGCTCTCGACGTTGGCGCGGTCCCACAAGTCCTTCAGATCGCCGGACAGCGCCCGGACGGGCATCATCCAAGGCGCTCGAGGAGCCGTCGCCATGAAGGCGTGCAGCTCGCTCATGTGGAAGTTGTAGGACCGCTGCGCCTGCATCGCCCGGCGCGGGATGCCGCAGTAGGTCATGCGGCCATCGCTCCAGCCGACGTAGCCATAGACCGGCACGATGCCGATGCTGCTGGCCGGATACTCGGTTTCCTTGGCCTGGCCGCCCGGCCCGGTCGTCAGCAGCTCGGCGCCGGACATGCGGCACCACTTCACGACGCGGATGCGGTCGGCGTACTCGCCGCGCACTTCGAACGGCTCGCCGCGCTGCTGCTTCAACAGCAAGTCCTGCTCGGTCAGCGCGGTCTCGTCGCCGTCGATCAGAACAATGATGTACTTCTGCGCCTGGGTGTCGACGCGCCACTGCTCGGCCACGACGATGGATTCCCGCTCGTCGCGCACGTACTGGCGTTCCTCGTTGCCGAAGCTGACCTTTTCGGCATCCTTGCCGAACTCCTGTTCAAACTGCCGATGGCTGAACGGGTGCAGGAGCCAGCCAAAATCGGCGTCGGAGCCGTCCAGCTCCACGCTCCACGGGTCGAACACCACCCGCAGCGGATCGCCCTCGCTTGAGATCCGTGGTTCCTGCCAGTTCAGCGCGCGGTTGACGTAGGTCGGCCGCACGATGAGATAGCCGGCGCCGGTGCGGGCCGCAGAGGTCAGCGCGCGGGCGTAGTGGTTCGCGGCGCGGCTGGCGTATTCGATGTAGCGGAAGTAGCCGTCGAGCGATTCGGCCGCCTTCTTGTCGGCGCCACCCTCGACCGGCAGGGCATGCAGGCTCGGCGGACGCTGCTCCACCTGGCCGGCGACGTTGCTGACGTACTGCCCGGTTTGGTCGAACACCAGGCACGGCCGAGCGCCGCCCGGGTCCGTCTCGCGCTGTCGCTTGATCGTCTCGTCCCACTGCTGCGGGTCGGCCGGGTCGGAAAACCGTAGGTCTTCCTCCATCTGTCGGCGCTGCTGGCCCGACGCTTTGAGAGCGTCGAGGTAGAGCCTTTGGGCTTCCTCGATTGCGTCGGCCATAGTGCGGCCGAGTCTAGTAGCTTTCGGCTATTGCGTCAACGGCTCCGATTGTTGCGCGCTATCAGGCTCGATCCGCTCGACGCTCTGCACGATCAGCGTCCACGGGTAGTCGCTGACCCGGATCGACACCCCGACGAGGCCAGTCGCGTCGTCGACCTCGGCGATAAGCGTCTGAGGCTTGCGGCCGTAGCGCGGATCCTCGGGAACACAGGTCAGGGTCCATTCGGTCATATGCGCGCCCCCATGGCTGCGGACTTGGTGAAGTCGGGCGTGCTGCTTTGCGCAGCGTTGATGAACTGCAGCCCTCGGCCGACCAGCGAGCAGACGTCAACGCTGTCGTCATGCTTGCCGGCCGGGAATCGCAGGAGTTGACCGATGACGTCAGCCTTCCAGGTCGCATGCTTCGGCCACAGCACCTTGCCCATGCTGCACATCGCCTGAAAGCTGCGCGCTCGAGTTGGCTTGTCGTTGATGCTCGGCAACCACTCCACGCGGCACATGGCGCCTCGCTCAATCATCCGTTTGCGCATGAACGGCTCGACAGCGCGACGAATCGGGCCGGCCTCGCCGAACCACGCTTGCGGCTGGTATTGCTGGATCAGATCGCACTTCCGATCAATCCACACATCCGAGCTTGCCTGCGAACGCCACCAGTCGACCACGTACAGGCTTCCGGTTGAGTCGACGCCAAACACGCCGTGCTCGGTGTAGTCGCCCGCTCCATCGGTCACTGCGTAGTCGCTGGCCCCGTAGAACCTCAAGCCGGAAGGCAATGACTCGTACTCCAGTTCAAGCCAGTCACGGCGAAAGTAGTCGCCATCCTCTGCAGCCGGCTGCTGCTGGTACAGCGCGTTCCAGGCTCGCACATCCATCTTCGCCACAGACACCATCTCGTCGGTGAACCACTCCGGCCACAAGCGTTCTCCAGGCTTTCGCCCCAACGGATCGCCGGGCAGCGCTTCCATCGCCAGCTCGATGACCTCCCAACGATTGCGCTCGCGGTCCAAGATGCGCCCGCCGAGGTCGTCTTCGTGCCAGCGCGTCATGACGACGATCTGCCGCGCTCCAGGCTTCAGGCGCGTCAGGAAGTCGTTGACGTACCAGTCCCAAGCCTTCTGCCGATTGCGATCGCTGTCGGCGTCTTCGCGGCTCTTCACCGGATCGTCAATGATCCCGAGGTCGGCGCGTCTACCGGTGATGGATCCGCCAACGCCTGCAGCGAAGTATTCGCCGCCGCGGCTGGTGTCCCATCGCCCTGCGCTGCTGCTGTCGTCTGCGACACCGAGCCCGAACACGCGATCGAACTCCTCGGAAGCAACTATGTTGCGCACCCGGCGGCCGAACCGCTCGGCCAGCTCCTGCGTGTGGCTGGCGGCAATGACCGACATCGACGGATTCCGGCCCATGAACCACGCCGGAAACTCGACGCTGGTGTAGGTTGATTTCGCCGAGCCAGGAGGCATGCAAACCATCAGGCGCTCGATCTCGCCGCGCTCGACCGCTTCCAGCTTGTCGATGAGCAGCAAATGGTGGCGCCCGGGGGCATAGCCGGCCTGCCGGTACTCAATGAACCGAGCCAGGCTGTCCTTCGCCTGCGTCCGCTGCAACAACTCCGTGAGCAGCAAGTGCGGCGAGAATTTCTGCCCGGCTGAGGTCTCGGACATCTCGAACATCCTTCACGTTGACGGTTGCCTCTGCGCGGCCCCATGCGCGATCCAGAAGCGTTTCCGATGCCTTGACGCGTGCCGAATGCGGCGCCGTGGCATCTCTCATCACTTGCGCAAGCGTCTGAATCGCCTCAGCCGTGTAAGTGCGCGCCAGTTCCTTGACGTGCGCAACTTCCGGCGGCCTTCCGCCAGGGTTGCCACTTTGCCCCTTCTGAAATGGCCGGCCAGGGCCGCGGCGCTTCTTGGGTGCTCCATTACTGTTGTCAGCCATCACTAACTTCCTCTCTGCTTTATCCGCCCCGCCCATTCCTTCACCGACTCATGCCCCCGCTGCCAGTCCTCGCCGAAGCACTTCTTGAGCGCGGTGCGGTACTGCTCGGTCATGCGCCCGGACTGCTGGGACTCGGTGTGCGCGCCGGTCACGGCGAGGGCGCGGGCCATGCAGGACTCGCAGCCGGG